CCCAAGTGGAGACCTCGGCGCCCATGCCGCTCCGCGTGGAGCCGGTCAGCAGGATCTGCGCGAGTCCGAGCCCCTCGGATATCTCGTCATTCGTCTGTATGTACTTCTGCTGGTCGAGCAGCGCCGCCACATCCGGCGTCACCCAAGTGAGCTTCGTGGTGTGGTTGGAGAACAGGAAGAACAGGCGCTCAAGCGCCCTGCTGTCACCGGCACGCGCGAGGATCTGGATCTTCAGCTGCTCAAGGTTCTCCTTCGTGTCATCTGTCAGGGGGTACATGTCGTTGCCCTCCTGAACCAGCAGGATCGCGTTTATGACCCGCGTGGTCACGGCGTAGTCCATCCTGCGCAGGGCCTGCTTGAACACGAGCGCCTCAAGCACGTTGTACAGGTAGGGCGTGGGATACGGCGAGAACGATATCTCCTTGCGGAGAATCGGATCCACATCCAGCTTGATCCTGTCGCTGCCCTGCTGTATCGTCTCCACATAGGACGGGTAGAATGACTGGTAGATCTCGTACTTCAGCTGCTGCTCCTTGACGTTGGAGCCGCCGTTCTTGATCAGCTTTATGTCCTCCTTGGGGAGCTTCAGGTAGTACTCCTTGGTGCCCCAAGACGCCCACACGATGTTTATGAGCAGCGGCGGATACAGGTCGAATGAGGGCACATGGTAGATCTTGCCGCGCTTCAGGTACGGGCTGAGCTTCTCGCCCACCACGTCAATCCAGTCCACTCTGGGCAGCACCATCCCGGACAGGAAGTACTCAAGCGCCATCGTGCGTATGAACCGCATCATTCTGGACGGCTGCCTGTCCAGCAGCGCCTCGAAGTACTGGTTGGCCTCGTTTCCCGTATTGCGCTGGCCGTTCCGGAGCGACGTGATGGCGAGTTCCGACAGGCGGCTGATGACGGTGGACGCTATCCCCCCGCGCTGGTAGAAGTCGTAGCACATCCGTATGACGCTGCCGTAGTCTCGCGGGATGATCAGCTTCTCCGGCGACAGCCCCAAGGCCTGTGAAGCCGAGTCCATTCCGCTGTAGAAGTTCCCGAACTGCGAATTGAACCCCGGAGTTATGCTCCAAGAGGCCTTCGCCAGCTTCATGCTGCTCTCTTCTGCCATCAGTTGTTCACTCCCATCTCTCTGTCTAGGTCAAGCCATCGTGCAGCGAGCAACCTCAGGTTGGGCTCTGCCTTGGCTATCGGTACGCCGAACTTGTTCTCATACGCCATGAGGGCGCACATGAGTGCGGACATCTGGTGATCGTCCTCTGTTCGATAGACGGGCTCCCCGGTGATTGTCCGCGTAAACTTTGTGCGCTCCAGTTCCGACATCAGATCGTCATCTGTTCTTGAGAACGCTATACGGCGCTCATAGATCCACTTCGACAGCATCTCTACTGCCACGCGCTTCACGAGGTCCTTCCTCTCCCCGCCGTGGTCGTCAATGGCCACGAGTATCTGGCCCCCGAACTCCACCGGATAGATCCGCTCCTTGAAGCTCCTGTCCTTGTACACCGACAACTCGCCTGTCAGGTCCTGATACTGGACCTTCCCTATACCCCCCATGTCGATGCCCAAGAAGTCGAACTCGTACACCTTGTCGAGCCAGTACATGACCTCGCGCTGGATCGCGTACTCCACCCGCTGCAGGATGTACCTGATAAGGGGACGCCAAGTGTTGCTCTTGATGTCCTGATACAGAATCATGAAGACCGCCGGATCAGGGGAGAATCCGGGGTCGTATCCCAGACCCAGAAGCGGCCTCGCCCCGTAGTCCCCGAGCGGCATCGGCGGGCACAGGACGACATCCTGCACGGGGAAGTAGACTTCCCCGTCCTTGGTCGTCTTCACCCTGTCGAATGACCCCTGCGTGTAGACCTCCCGTATCGGGTCGTAGTCGATCTGCAGGAACCTGTTGCGGTCGAACACCGTGAATGTCGGGGCGCCGTGCTGGCCGAGCACGAAGTGCTTGTAGTCCTCCGAGTCCTCCTGCACTGCCCGGTAGAAGATCCTCCGGGCCATCTCCATCTCCGGTGTCCACCAGCTCATCATGGCCTGAGAGATGTTGTACTTGGCATACCTCTCGTCAACCTGATCGCAGTGGTACAGGACGTTCTCCTGACGACCGCCGTTGGGGACGCCCGACACGATCATCTGGTGTCCGGGTATCTCCTCCTTGAGACAGTTCTGGAGCGACTGCCAAGTCCTCCACTGGAGGTCCTGCGCCTCGTCAACCCAGATCCTGTAGGTGTGTATGCCGATGACGTTCGTCTCCTTCCCGGCCTCACCGGCAAGGCGCATCAGCAGCTGGAAGCCGTTCACGAAGTCTATGCGGCCCTCGGATATGTTGACTGCCCCCGGCTTGACGAAGAAGCGCATGAACCAGTGCTTGTCGCAGGCTGCCCGTATCCTGTTGAATGTGATGTCCTTCTGCGCCTTATTGGGCACCAGTATGAAGATCCCCTGATCTCCCGGAATGAACATCGCATTGATCATCCACCAGTAGAGCATCTCTATCATGGATGTCGTCTTGTGCACAGATCGTCCGCAGCACATCTCGATGAAGTGCTTGGTGCATGTGGTCCACGCCCTCTCATGCATCTCAAGCGGCGTCCAGTTGGGGTCCTCGATGTTGATGAACTCCCTGAACAGGACGGGGTTGCTCAGGATCTCCGCGAGCATCCAGTCCTCTTCCGTGATGTCTATGTTCGTCTGCGGGTCTATCACCTGTTGTACACCACCCGTTCGCCGCACTTCCAGCACTCGATCTCGAACTGGACGATGGACGCCCTGTCCGGGAAGTTCAGCCAGTAGCGGGCCAACTCTATCTCGCAGTTCTCGCAGCGGACCATGAGCGTGTTCCTGTTCCAGACATCCCTCGCTCTGGTGCGGACCAGTTCGACAAACTGCGGGATGCTGTCGAGCTGCTTCTCCTTGCGCTGCTTGCGGCCTATCCCCAGCTTCTCCTGAAGCTCGGTGATCGTGGTGATCAGGCTGCGCTGGTAGTCCCCCAGATTCTTCAGCGTCCGCGTGTCGATCTCGTCGTCCTGCTGCATCCTGATGATCTGGGTGTTGACGATATCCGACTGGATCAGGTGCTGCACAAGGGACTTGAGCATCTCCGCGTCATTGGAGTTGTTCATGTCCACACCGTACTCGGCCTGCAGGCTCAGCAGCTTGGACTGGAACAGGTCCTCATATTTGCGGATCTCCGTCTCCACATCCTTGGGCGGCTTCTTGGGCTCTGCCTTGGGCTTGTCTGCCTCGGGCCTCTTCTGGCTGTCGCGCTCTTCCTTCTTCTTGATCCACTCAAGGATCTCCTCGTCTGACTTGTCCTTGAACAGCGCAAGATTGCGCATCTGCTTTATCTTGACCGCGTAATCTGTCGCCATTTCCTCTCCTGTACAAAAAAAGGACCAGCCTCGAATCTGAAGCTGGTCCCTTCCTTATTGGTGTCTGGTGGCGGGCCTGAGGGTCGAACTCAGTTGGTCGGCTTATGAGGCCGATGGGATAGCCACTACCCCCCGCCCGCTCTGGATCATGTCTTCTGTATCTCATCAGGAGGAACTACCGGTATGCCCTCGCCGTAGGCGATCTGGGCAGCCGCAGCCTCCCGGTCTGTGAGCGCGCCCTGCATAGCCGCGATCTTCTTCCTCGTCATCAGGATCGCGGTCTGCGCAACCGGAATCGGACCCTCCCCCATCTTGGTCTTCAGGTCAACGATCTCCTCCATGTACGCCAACTTGTCCACCGTCGCCTCCAGCCCCTCCTTCATTGCGGCAGTCAGGTTGGAGTTGACCAGCTTGTGGATCACGCTCAGCTGCGCATGCGTCTGCTCGGCTGCCGTCTGGGCGGCAAGAGCAGCTGCCCTGACCTTCGTGTTCTCGATCCGCAGGTCCTGCGCTGCCCGCGCGGCAAGGGCGGCTACGGCGTCCTCCCGCTTCCAGTCCTCTTCCTTCTCGGAACGCCGCTCCCGGCTTGTCATCCACGCGAGCATGAGCGGTGAGGCGACAGCAATCAGGGCGACCCACACGATATCAGACACCTTGTCTATCCCGATATTGTTGATGCTCAGGAGCCATGCGATCACGACAGCTGCAATACCGAGGGAGACTATCTTAAACCACTGCCCGTTGAGAAAAGACAAGTCGGCGGAACTCTTCAGCGCCATCTCCCCCTGTGTGAAGGTGTGGGATTACTGGTTTGGGGATGGACAGGAGTCGAACCTGTCTCTATCACAAGGTCCCGACAGGACTTGACAGTATTGAGTGAACAAAAGCGTCAAGGCGCCCCGGTGGTTGCGAACACACGCGCATCCCCAATTGATCTAACCGCTGCATGTCAATTCTACTGGGCGATCTCGGCGCGCCAGTCGAATCTCGGGGACGGCCTCGTGTCCCACTTCTGGCTGCTGCACATCCCGCAGTGGTGGTGGTGCATGGAGAACTTGGCCAACTCCCCCGGCTTCAGGTGGTCAACCGAAGACCACAGGACCTTCAGGAGTCCCGTTCTCCTGCGGATTGCGCGGTCCCTGTGGTGTCTGGTTATATCCCGTGAGTGTCTCAACACGATAGTATGCCTCCTTGCGCCTGACTAGCCCGTTTATCACGTCTGACAGGCCTGAATGACACTTCTCGCACAAGTCCCAGATATCGCTGTATCCGGTCAGGGGATAGATGCGCTCCACCTCGTCATGGCAGTTCTCGCAAATCATCTGCGGTACCTGTAGTACAGGAATCTGGCTATATAGAGCAGTGTGAATGCCCAGAATATCAGGGCCAGACCGTGTACCCCGACAGCGAGCCACACCGGAACGCTTATAACGATGTCGTCCAGAAGGATGTACATCGACAGCGCCGTCAGGAAGCCGATAAGGAGCGGAGTTATGAAATCCCCCTTGGACAGCATGTCATCACCTCTTCTTGGCCGGTGTCTCTTTCACCCGGACATCGCCGGGATCTGATCTGGAGATCTCCAGAACTGCGCTGCAGAACGGGCAGGTGGTCGTGCGGCCAGCAGTGAACATGGGTCCGTGACTGCACTTGGGACACCAGTACTGGTACTGGTGTCCGCTGGACAGGGCTGGCTCCAGCGTGCTGGGCTGCGCGCTATCCGACCGGGATCTCATAGTCCGCCTTCTTGGACACGGCCTTGAGCACCGCCTTGCAGGGCTTGCCCGAGAGCCGCCTCCCCGAGCACTCCACAGGCTTGTCTATCTCGCCCCAGTTCGTCTGGCCGCACTCCGGACAGACCAGCTGGTACATGTAGACGGTGCGGGGGCTAGGCCACCAGTAGTACGTCGTCGGCTGCCAGCAGATGTCGTACCCGTAGGGATGGATATTGCAGGTGGTGGTGCCCGACGTGTCGCTCCAGCCGTTGTGGAGTACTGCGGTGTTCTCCAGCGGGGAGGATACGGAATTCACGGTGATATTGTAGCTGGACATGAGACGGTCTCCTAGATGAGTGATGCGCCGACTGAATAGGTGGCGGAAGCCCCGCCCGACTGCGTGACTGCCACACTCCACAAGGCTGGCAGGTAATCCTTGGCGACGTTGGCACCGGCAGTGTACTGCGGGCCTACGCGAAGCACCGTGGTGCCCGTGCCCGTGATATCGGATGATGTCAGGATGGTGTAGTCCTTTCCGGAAGCGGAGTCGTGACCGTTCACTGAGAACAGCAGGTTGAAGCCCGACCCGGCTGTCACGTCGATGACGATGTGAGCCGCCTCGTACTTCTCGTACACGCTGACCTGCCTGCTTGTCACATCAGCGGTTCTGGCTGCGGATTCTAGTAGCGGAACATATGCTGCCATTCAGTGATCACTCCTCCCTGTGGATTGTGGAGCCGGAAGAGGGAATCGAACCCTCGCCTATACCTTGGAAGAGTCATGTCCTGCCACTAGACTATTCCGGCTCGTGGTTAGTAGATCTGGTGAAACTCGATATGCGGACCCTTGGGGGTGATCATGTGGATGACTCCCCCATGCCACAGGAGCGTACACTTGTGCCCCCGTGAATCGGCATCAACAAAAGTATTCGGGATCTGCGTGCCGTAGTGCATCCACATGCCGCTGTCCCGCTGCTCAAGTCGGCAGCCGCACTCTGTGCATGTGGGGACCACTCGCTGGCTGTCCCTGACCAAGTGCCTGATTGTGCTCATGTGTCTCTCCTGTGCAGATCGTTATCGGGGATATTGACAGTGGTGGCCCGCCTGACAGGATTCGAACCTGTGACACCCAGATTAGAAGTCTGGCACTCTGTCCGCTGAGTTACAGGCGGTCTATGCTGGCGATAATGGCATCAGCGACTTCATCCCAGTTGTCGTCGTATCTGTATGCCTTGTCGTCAATAATGGCGATGCTGGGGATCTTCTGGGCCGTGAACCCGTCAGGCTCAATCCCGTATCGCCCCAGATACTCAGATATATACCTGATATGCTGGGCAGATGTCTGCCCGACGCTCTCCAGCCACAGCGGGCTGAGCCTGCTGGTGAATATGACGATCTTCAGGCCCCTCGCCTTGAGCCTCCTCATGGACTCGATTGCGCGCCGCTTCGGCTCGGGGAAGTCGAACAGGTAGCCGAATGGGGCAACTGTCCCGTCGAAATCGACAAGCACGATGCCCTCAGCAATCGGGGGGTGCCCTGCCGCTATGATGTCCTCAGCCTCTGATACCAGTCTGCCGCCCGTCTGGGCGCTCCCGTCCGTTATCCCTTCCACCAGTCATCCTTTCTTGTTCATCTTCCGGAATGTGAGCGCGAGTCTTGCGCGCTGGCCGGTCTTGCCCGGCTGCTTCGCGAGATCCTGCAGTTCAGTCAGCGGAATGTCCTTGCCCACCGGGGTCTTGGTCGTCTTCCTGAGCGCCCCCGGCTTGTTGATGCTGTCCTGAATCCAGTTCTTCTTGCTGGCCATTATCTCACCTCGTTCCCGTAATCAAGTATACCATCTGAACAGTGCGACTCTCAAGGCCTGCTAAAGATTATCGACAATCTCAAAGGTGCTGTTCTCGACAACCTCTCTCCCGTTTCCGTCCTTCACCCAGCCCTCATACTCGTATCCCCCGACAAGCTGCGGATGATAGATCAGGGAGTAGTATCCGGCACCGAGGGTCAGGTCATACCCCGATGCGGTGAATACTGTGCCATCGGGGTTCTTGACGCTCAAGCGGAACTCCGTGGGCTCGAAGAAAACGCCGTCCAGATCCTTTGGAGTTATGAGCAGCTCCGGTGTTCCCCCTAGAACATAGACCCCTATTGTGCTGGCCAAGTGACACCACCATCCTACGTTATGGGATTCCTGTCTGACAGCTCAAGCTCAAGCGATCCCCTGTCAGATACCTCAAGACCGAGCACTCTCGTGCTCAGGGATACAGACGGGCCTCTGGCGTTCAGGACCAGATCAATCGGGGCTATATCCGAGATTACTATATGATCTATAAAGTGCGCGTTCACGATGAGTGCGGAAGCCAGCGCATATCCTGCGGGGTGCATGATGAGCGCGCCCACATACGCTCTCGCGTGATAGGTGTTCAGGATATCGGCCCTGACAGCGGCATATGCCCTTTCATGAGCGCGTATCGCCGACTGCGACTGGGCATTCTGCGCATATACTGAGCGAATAGCGGCACTGGCCTGCGCTACTGATATAACTGCTGCTGTAACAAGGGCTTGGGCATTCCCCGATTTCGTGTATCCAGAGCGGATTGATGCGGCTGACTGGGCGACTGCCGCACATGTGGTCCGCACTGATCCCCCCGCCTGCGCCACAGCAGACAGGCCCGACAGGATAATCCCTGCGGCGGACTGCGCATGTGCCTGATATATACTGCTGACCAGAGCCTGCGCCTGTGCCGACCTGACATCCGCTGTCAGGACATCTGCAGACGCCTGACCACTGGCAGTATAGCTTGTCCTGATACATGCTCGTGCTTGGGCATACTGCAGGTAGACGCCGAATATCATCGCGGACGCGAGGGAATACGCCTGACCAGAGGCCCTGATGGACGCCTGCGTCTGGGCATGTCCTGTGGAGGGCGCCAGTATCCCCGCGCCTGCCTGCGCTACGGCACATGGGGTTGACCTGATATCGGCCTGAGACTGGGCGTAGCCCCTGCTGGTGGCCTTGATGTCGGACTGGACCTGTCCATATCTGGGCGATATCTGCCTGATACCAGATTGTGCCTGCGCGTGTGCTCCAGAAGTCGCCCTGACAGATGCGCCAGTCAGGGCATATGCCAGACCGGTTAGCTGTATCCAAGCCTGCGCACTGGCTGCGGCCTGTGTCGTGGTCCTGATATCGGACTGGGCCTGCGCGTATACTTGAGATGACTGGACTATATCCGCCTGCGCTTGGGCGTAGACGAGCGGGTTGGAGGTGCTCCTGAATACTGATGCGGCAGACTGGCCATATGCCAGAGCGATAACCCTGACATCAGCCAGTGCCTGCGCATATCCCGCAGAGGATGCGAGCACATCCGCTCGGGTCTGCGCCACAGCGAAGGAGGTGGACCTGATGTCGGCTTGGGACTGGGCTCTCCCATGTGAAATCGCCTTGACATCAGCCTGAGTATTGGCACTTGCGGTGCTCTTTGCCCTAATGTCAGCCTGAGCCTGAGCGCCAGCCTGCCTGCCGCTCAGGAGAATTTGAGCGTTGGACTGCGCCATCTGCAGTGTAGTGGCCCTGATACTGGCAGACGCCTGCGCCCATGCCCGAGCAGTACCCCCTATATCCGCCATGCTCTGGGCAAAGACACTGTTACCGCTGGTCTTGATGTCCGCAAGAGCCTGAGCATATACAGTCTGGCCCCAGTCAAGTATATCGGCCTGCGCCTGTGCTATGCCGCAAGAGGTAGCCTTTATACCGGCCCCTGCCTGTGCAGACTGGGGGGTTGTCACCGGTCCGGAACTCACTTGGGCATTAACCTGCGCATATGCGGTTATACCCGTACCCTTTATACCGGCCCGTGCTTGTGCAAAGCACCAGATCTGGGCCTTGATGTCAGATCGTGATTGTGCAGCAGCCGTGGAGGTTGCCCTGATCTTGGAAGACGCCTGTGCCGACTGGTATGTCGTGGTGGCGCCTCCCCCACCCGTCGTGTAGGTGATCGACAGGTA